GCTCAAGCACAAGAACACCGGTGAGATTCTTAGCCTCTTCAGCGTCGATGCCAAGGAATTCCTTGCCGGCCCCGGCGGTGGTGACTGGGGATTCGAGCGTCGCCTTGAGCGAGGCTCCAAGATGATCGAGCGTAACGTCTCCACCGGAGAACCGGCCGGGGGCATCGAGATCTCCGGTGAGAGGATCGAGCAAGCCGCCGTCGAGAAGTCTATCAGTGAGTCGAAGGGCGGTGCCAAGCGCGGCCAGCGCGGCGGCGGCCCGCAGGAACCTGTGAACGCACCGGCGGAGTAGTCCGTCAAGGAGGCCTCGGTGGCCGCCGCGACTCTCCTCACCGACGCGTTCAACGCCGCGGTGGTCTACTGGATCGCGAACGCCGGTGGTACGCGCGCGGGGTTGATCGCCGCGCTGGTGGGTGCTGTTGGTGTTTCGCAGTCGAAGGCCACGACGTGGGTCGATGCGATCACGCAGGGCTCCGTCGACGTAGGGTTCACCGACGACCCGGCGTACTCGGCGTTCAAGGCGCGGCTCGTTGCCATCAACCAGGCCCGCGGGATCCGCATGACGGCGTGCATCTTCGAGTACCTGACAGGCGACCTACTCCTCCAGGACGCGAAGGACGAGATTGTCGCGGGGTTCAACGAGAAGATCGCCGTGGTCGACGCAGACATCGCAATCTTCACTGCCCTGCGCGTCTCCGTTGCCGCGGAGGCCCCCGGCGCCGATCGCGACAACTCTCTGATCGCGATCGACAACTACCTCGGGGTGCTCGCGCGTCGCCGCAATGCATACGTTCGAGACCGCGACCGGGCGCTGGCAGCGCCGTAGTGTCGTTCACGTTCCGGCAAGCGGAGGGCACGCGCACCACGACCCGCAACATCGTTACGATCGTTGCTGGCGTACTCACCCCCAACCTCGACCTCACCACTGCGCGGGTCGGGGACATCGTCGAACTGTTCGGGGCCACCGTCGTGGCCGCCGGCAACGCTGGATTTTACACGATCACTGCGATCACCGTGAACGCGGGCGCTGACAACTACACGCTCCGACCCGCCCCCAACAACATGGGCGCCGCGGCGACGGCGTGCGCCCGCCTCAACCGCGCCACCGAGTACGCGATAGCGGCTGCCGCCACCACGTCGATCGCGGTTTTGACGGGTGGTCTCGCGCTGGTACAGGTTACGGGTGCAAACTTCCGCACCCTCGACGTGCGCCCCAACGACCGCATGACCATGATCGGGAACGCCATCGCAGCCAACAACGGCGCCTGGGGCGTGCAGGAGGTGGTGAGTGATGACTTTCTGGTGGTGCGACCGCCGGACGGCAACGCCGCCGCCACCATGGCCGCGGAGGCTGTCGGCACCGGCGCCATCACGATCAGGATGGGTGTTCACGTGATCGCGGTGACAGACGAGGCCACCCTCACGCTCGATACGATCCTCTCGATTGGGGTACCGCTGAACGGGCCCAGCGGGGGCGCCCCGTTCTTCGGCTCAGGCGATATCAGGGACTACTTCCGCAGGCGGCCCGTCGGGAGCGGGGGAGCGTTGTACCCGCGCCAGATGTGTGTGATGGAGGGGCTCGGCTCGTGGGCATGGAACCAGGCCGGCCTCGGCGGTGGGAGCACCTTCACCTTCGAAAACGACATATTCATCGACGGCAAGTCGGACGTCTCCGGCGCGGGCGTCGTGTTGGGAACGCCGCAATGGAACAAGACCGGGACGTGGGCCGGCTCGCTAACGATTACGCTCGGCTCCACCACCGGGGATCCCAACGCGGCCGACGAGGGCTGCGTGCTCGTGGGGATACGCTCGGGACCGACCCTCCAAGTTCGGGGCTTCGCGTATGGTTCTTACTCCGATGGGACGAGCGGTCTCGGTTTTAACGCCAACGACGGCACCGTCGTGGGCTCCGTGGTGCGTGGCTCGATTGGCCTCGGGTCGGGCACGGGGGGAACCATCGAGTCCGTTGCCGTGTACGGGGATCAGCCGGTCTTGGTGGGCGGTACCCCAGGCATAAATAACCTCCTGATAACCTCGTCGGCGGGCTCGATAGGGGTCACCAACCCCGCGACCTTCGGTGGGCTCCTGATCTCGTCGGACATCGCGTTCCCGGCGTTCATCTACTCCTACAACACAGACACCACACCAATGGTGGTTCTCGACCCGAGAGAGGACTACGACATCACGTCGATCATAGACTTCACGTTCACTAACCGATTCGCGGAGAAGAGGTACACGTTCAACCCGCGGTTCGTGCTCCCCACCGTGCCCCCCACGCCAGTGGATGCGCTGGCGGTGGTGATCACCGAGATCAACGAGGACGATTTCTCTGAGATCGAGGTCTTCAACGACGTCACGGACATCGACGGCAGGCTCAACGCCGGCGCCGGCGTTGTTCTTCGCCGGCAATCCTCGACAGGAACCACGCCCGTAGGGACCAACTTCACGCACAGGATGGATCTGGTGTCGGGAAGCTCCAACTTCCAAATTATCGCTCACTTCGAGGGGGACCTCTCCTCTCTCGTTGGAGGGGATACCACTTTAATCACTACTTCGCAGGAGGTGGTGGTGCTTCTGCAAGACACTACACTCGAGGTCAATCTAACCCCGGCTGAGATCGTCGTGGTGCTGGAGTAGGTCGTGGCTGACAACGTAGTCCTCAATCCCGGCGTCGGCGGAGCAACGGTAGCGACGGACGACATCGGTGGCTTCCAGCACCAGCGCGTCAAGCTCGTCTTGGGCTCCGACGGCATCAGCGATGGGGATGTGGCTTCGGCCAACCCCATCCCTGCTAAGGAGCGCCGCGCTAGCGCCGCCGCCCCCACCAATGTTGCTGCCTCGGCGACCAGTGTCACGCTGCTGGCCTCGAATACCAGTCGGCTCGCGGCCTCGATCTTCAACGACTCGACCTCAGCTCTGTACGTCAAGCTTGGGGTCACGGCCAGCGCCACCAGCTTCACTGTCAAGGTTCTAGCGGGCGGGTACTTCGAGCTGCCGCATCCGTGCTACACGGGCGTGATCGACGGGGTCTGGGATTCCGCTACGGGGACTGCCCGAGTCACAGAGTCCACGTAGCCATGCCCCTCTTCAACCCCGCGGCGACCGGCTCTATCTCGGGTGGCACGACTCGCGCCACGCTGGGAGAAGTCGTCTTCAGCAATTCTAATGGCATCTCTTTTGGTGTTGATGGGCAAACGCTTACCGCCTCACACAACGGTTTGACGACGCAGTCGGGGCAAGCATTCTCCGCCGATGGGGGCTCATCGACGTTCCAGACACTGAGCTTCAGCAACGCCAATGGAGTCAGCTTCAGCAACAACGCAGGACAGGTGCAGGCCAGCTACACCGTCCCGACTCTGACCAATTCCTCGATGAGCATCTCTGATGCTGCCACCTCCGGTACGCTTGCTCGGCTGGCCTTCACGAATCTCAACGGTGTGACGCTCTCACTCTCTACCGGCGCAGGCGGCAGCCACACAATCGTCGGTAGCCACAATGCTCTCACGAGCCAGTCGAACCAGGCGCTCAGTGGTTCGAATGGTTCTTTCACATTCCAAACGGCGTCCTTCAGCAACGCCAACGGTATTTCCTTCGGAACTTCTGCTGGGCCGGCGATGACTGCCAGCTATACCGTCCCCACAGTCACCAACTCCTCGCTGAGCATCTCCGATGCTGCCACCTCTGGCACGCTTGCGCGCTTAGCCTTCACGAACCTCAACGGGGTGACCCTCTCGCTCTCTACTGGGGCGGGCGGGAGCCACACGATCGTGGGCAGCCACAACGCGCTCACGAGTCAGTCGAACCAAGCTCTGAGCGGAAGCAATGGGAGCTTTGCCTTTCAGACGGTCACGTTCGGCAGCTCTAACGGCATGCACTTCTATACCACGAACGGCAGCCTGGTCGGTAGCTACACCGTCCCGACTCTGACCAACTCCTCGATGAGCATCTCCGACGCCGCCACTTCCGGCACGCTCGCTCGGCTGGCCTTCACCAACCTTAACGGAGTGACTCTCTCCCTTTCGACTGGTGCGGCTGGCAGCCACACGATAGTGGGCAGCCACAATGCGCTGACGAGTCAGTCGAATCAGCAGATGACGCTCTTCGCCACGGGTAACACGACGCAGAGCAGCACCGGTACCACGAATGCTTCGAGCTTGATCTTCCGAGGGGCGGGCATCGCTTCGATAGGCGTCACTGGCGGTAGCGTGGTCGTGTCGGTGCCGGCCGGCGCTCCTTCCCCCGTCAACTTCTCAGCGGGCACCACCAGCGGTGATCTAGGCTCCGTGGTCTTCAGCAACTCCAACGGGATCAGCTTCGGCCTGAACGTAAGTACGATCACGGCCTCCCATAACGGGCTCACTACCGCCGCGCTCTCGAACCACAGTCACGGAAACCCCCAGCTCAACCTGACCAACTTGAGCGGTACGACGGCGAGCAACAGCGCGGGGTTCACCCTATCCCTGTCGGCTGCCGCAGCTGGCGGCAATACGCTCTCGGCTTTCCAACCGCATGGCGATGCGATCTTCGTCACTGCTGGGCAATCAAACTCGTCGCTGCTGATGTGCCCGGTAGACGTGTTTGGTCCATTCCAGCACGACCGCATGATCATGCCCTTCCAGTATTCGCAGGCCACCAACTCGACACTGACAGTGTCAAATACGCTTCGCTGGGGTTGGTACACGAGAAGCTCCGACACGCTCTCACTTTACGCCAGCGGGTCGGGGACCTTCTCCATCAACGGCTCGGGTACGGTGTCCTCCGGTTCGAACAGCGGGATCCGCATCGTCAGCTTCGGTGACACTACTACGATCACAGCAGGGAACTACGTGCTGGGGTTGCTCTGGATCAGCTCCACGGCAGGCAACAACGCATCTCTTTCCCATCTCGTGAAATCCCAACAAAATTCCACGGTTTCAGGCTATATTGGGTCGGCGATCCAGAACGCCCAAGGCATCATCATGGGTCTGGGTGTCTATTCTTCGACTACGACCAACCTGCCTACTGCAGTCCCCCTCGTGAGCATCCGCGCCAACAGCAGTGCTTTCCAGCGCCCGCCCATTCTCTACTTTACCAGTGGAACTTTCTAACTCATGAAACCCCAGCTCGTAATGCAAGACTTCGGGGGCGCCCACTGTGGCGATCTCCCGCAGACCACCGCACGTCTGATCAAGGGTGCGTCGTGGAAGAAGCAGCGCATCATCCTCGTGGTGCCTACCGGAGAGTCCATCCCGGCGAAGGCAGCCCTGGCGCACTGGAACCTCGCCTTCCCTCCGAACAACGGTCTCGTGCGGTTGCTGGCGCAGGGCATGGAGGTCGGCGAGGCGTACTCGACGGCAATCGAGCAGATCTTGTCGCACCCCGAGCTCGGCTCGTGGGAGTACCTGCTCACGGTCGAGCACGACAACCTACCGCCGCCTGACGGCGTACTCCGACTGGCCGAGCAGATGGAGGCGCACCCGGAGTTCGCTTGCATCGGTGGGCTCTACTTCACGAAGGGTGAGGGCGGCGTGGCGCAGATCTGGGGCGACCCGTCCGACCCAGTGGTGAACTTCCGGCCCCAGCTCCCTGATGTCAACGGAGGGCTGGTCGAGTGCTGCGGCACGGGTATGGGGTTCAACCTCTTCCGCCTCTCCATGTTCCGCGACGAACGTCTTCGTCGTCCTTGGTTCGTGACTCAGACTCACAACGGCGTGAGCACTCAAGACCTATTTTTTTGGAGCGATGCTCGGAAGTACGGCTATCGCGCGGCAATTGATTGTTCAATCAAAGTGGGTCATTACGATGTATCCACCGACATTGTTTGGTGAGCAAAGGAGCCATGGTGAAAATCGATCTCGGATGCGGTAAGAACCCCCAGCCCGGCTACGTGGGGGTGGACGTTCGCGACTTCGGGCAGGCCATCGTCTGCGACCTCCGCGGCACATGGAAATGGGAGGACGACTCCGTTGACGAGGCCCACTGCTCCCACTTCGTGGAGCATCTAACAGGCCCCGAGCGCATCCACTTCGTCAACGAGCTCTACCGCGTGCTGAAGCCAGGAGCGAAGGCCACCCTGATCGTGCCGCACTGGGCGAGCTGCCGAGCCTACGGCGACCTGACTCACCAATGGCCCCCGGTCTCAGAGTTCTGGTTCTACTATCTGCTGCGTTCGTGGCGAGAAGTGAATGCTCCCCACAACGATGAGTACACCTGCGACTTCGATGCGACCTGGGGCTACTCCCTGCACCCAGCGGTGACTGTGCGGAACCAGGAGTTCCAGGGCTTCGCGGCGCAGTTCTACAAGGAGGCTTGTCAGGACATCGTCGCTACGCTTGCCAAGAGACCCGCCACCCCTGCTGAGCCGGAGGTTGGCCAGACGATTGCGCATCTTACTGGGGGCTGACCGTGCTTCTGCCGCTGCATCTAAACCTCGGGCCGTTCTTCAGCCCCATCGTGCAAGACGCGGATCTGGTGGCGCTCGCGATGTCCGAGATCTTGGTGGAGTCGGCGATGCCGGAAAGATCTGTCAGCCTCAACGTACCTGAACTCGTAGTTCTCTTGGAGACCTAGGTGGCCTGTACAGCACAACCGACCGAGCTTGACATCTGTCGAACCCGCGGAGACACCTTCCCGATCGACGTGCTGATCAAGCAGGCCGATGGCACTCCGCTCAACATCACCGGCGCGAGCTTCCTGCTCACCGTTGATCCGGCTCCTGATCCGATCAGTCCCGCTGACAACATCTTTCAGCTGGTGGGCGTCATCACCGATGGCCCGGGAGGGGCTGTGCGTTTCACGCTGTCGGCCCTGCAAGCGGACCAGGTTCCTAACACGTACTTCTACGATCTTCAGATGACCGACGCGTCCACTGCCATCCGAACGGTGGCGCGGGGCGCTTTCAGCTTCGATCAAGACGTGACGAAGTAGAGGCAGGGGCATGGCACTCGTCGTCGAAGATGGAAGTGGGCTCGCTAACGCGACGGCTTACATCAGCCGCAGCTTCGCGGACTCCTACCACCGCGCTCGCGGCAATACGGCATGGGCCGCGTTCGACTCACCGACGAAAGAAGCCTTGATCCTGAAGGCCACCGAGTTCCTCGACTCGGAGTTCTACTTCATGGGGGAGCCGACGTACCCTGAGACTCCGCAGGCTCTCGAGTGGCCGCGCGCTGGTGTTTTCAACGAGAACGTCGTCGAGTTCGCGAGCGACGCCCTGCCGGTGGCTCTCCAGCGAGCGACGGCGGAGCTTGCCCTCGCTCTCGGCAGCACCAGTGACGGAGGCTTCGCATCACCGGTGATTGAGGGCAACATCTTCCGACGTCGTGAGCGAGTCGGTGTCGTCGAGTCGGAGACCGAAGGGGACATGGACGTCTCAATTCGGTTCTTCCCCCGCGTGTGGAATCTGATCGCCCCCTTCGTGATCGGGAAGAAGACTGGGAACGGCAGCGCGATGCTGCTCCGAGGCTGAGCGTGGCTATCTACCGCCCGTTCGTGAACGTCACGATCACCGCGATCGAGCGCCCCTCCCTGAGCGGCATCGGTGGCAAGGTCGTTCTGGAAACGCTGCTCGTCGCCAACATCGTGGCGAACCGCCAGCCCTTCAACGCGTTCGCGACGGCCGGAGACTTCATGGTACGAGACGAGAACTCGGCGCTCGCTCGAGCGGACAACACGTTCTGGATCGACCTCAAGGACGCCGCGGGGCTGGTGACTCTCGTGAAAGCAGGTGACCTTGTGTCGTGGGCATCGATCAACGCGAGCGGGCCCACCAGCCACGTCACGAAGGACGAGGTGGTCAGGTTGAACATCTGGGAGCAGCCCGGCTTCCTTCGTGAGCACGTGGAGATCGTCGTGCGCGGAAACGCAGCCTGATGCCGGTCCTTGGCCCGGAAGGTGGGATCGCTCGCGACCTCGAAACTGAGGGTTTCGGTGTCTTCGACGAGACCGGCAGCACAGGCACCATCTTCGTTGGGGAGGAGCCCACGACCCCCGACAACGTCATCGTCGTGCTCAACTCCGTTGGTGGCAGCTTCCCGAGCGCGGTGTCCGAGGAATGGCTGATCGCCGTCAGAGTGCGCAACCTCGACTACGAGGCCGCCCACGTGCTTCTCCGGCAGATCGCGATCTATCTGCAGGAGAAGGGCCAGGGTGGCTTCGGGGGTATCCGAATCGGACGGCTTGCCCCCGACGGAACTCCCGTCACACTAGGTCGAGATGAAAACCGTCGTTGGCGGGTAGAGCAGGTCTTCTCCGCCCTGATGAAACGGTCCTTCGAATTCTCTTGAGGAGGCAGCCATGCCGGTCGAAGAGCGAGCTACAGACATCTACACGCGTGACAACCTGCTCCTGGGTTTCTCACAGGTTTACTTCACCCCGCTGGTGAGTGGCGTCTACGGTGCCACGGTGCCGCTCGGCATCCTCTCCGGAGAGGAGCTGCAGAAGGAGATCGAGCTGCTCCAGCTCGAGCGCGGGGACGCGGGTCTGATCGTGATCGACCGAGAACTGGTGAGCAAGCTCGTACTCTCCATGCAGCTCACGACTTTCAACTTCAAGGCGAATCTGGCTCAGTACATCTTCGCCAGCTCGTCGGTGACTCCGGTCGTGGCGGACGCCACGGCTTCGGTGGTCGGCGAGCAGGTAACGCTCCCCACCACGCTGCCCTTCGGTACGTTCCTCGATCTCGCGAACGGCGGGATCGTGGAGTCGACCGTGGCCGTCACGGCCGATGAGATCGTAGACGAAGCGGTCGGCACGGGTACTGGCGCCGCGAACAACTTCCAGCTCGACTTCAAGGTGAAAGCACTGACCGACATCAACTCGTTCGGTGGGATCACCGTGGGCGGCGTCCTCTACACCGCCATCGCGGTCGGCGCCAACGCGGCCGGCAACGAGGTAGAGGTCGTGATTGGTGAGACCGACGGCGCACATCCGACTGGCTCGGGCTCTCTCGAGTTCTTCGTCGGCGGCACCACGACTCCCCCGGCCAATGGTGCGGCGATCGTGGCGGGGTACAATCCGAGCTTCAGCGGTGCTGATTTCCTGCTGAACACGGACTTCTTCGTCGACCCGCTGGTGGGCCGGATCCGCTTCTTCGATCCGACGGGCGCGAACAACTCGCCCTTCCGGACCACCGGCGACAACCAGCCTATGCTCGTGGCCTATGACTACAGTCAGAATGCGTCGAACAACCTCGTCCCGTTCACGCAGAACGTGTTCGAGGGCAAGGCCACGATCAAGCACCTGACGGACGTCGGTATCAACTTCGTCTGGCAGATCCCCTCGGCGTCGATCCGCATCACCGACGACTCGCTGACCTTCGATGCGGCCGACTTCGCTTCGGCGGTGCTCGTGCTGAACATCCTGAACGCGGGCGGCAGCGCTCCGTACGGGACGCTGGCGCTGTCGAGCGAGACGGAAGCCAACGCGTAGACGGCTCGCGTATCTGATCGGGCCTCGACAGGGCTCCGGCAGGCCTCTAGCTTGCCGGGGCCTTTTCACCATCTAAGGAGCCACCCGATGGCTGACCAGAAGCCCACCGTTGCCTTCCCCGAAGTGACCGTCCGACTGCTGAGTGGCAAGGAGGTCGAGATCAAGCCGTGGAGCCTGAAGCAGGGTCGGCTGATCCGCCGGAAGATCACTGGCATCGTAGACGCTCTACAGACTGCCGGCAAGAACGTCTCCTCTCTCACTGACATCTTCGACCTGTGTGAAGACCAAGTGATCGAGATAATCCGCGACACCCTCCGGGTCGACGACGAATGGATGGAGGCGAACGTCGCCTACGAGGACGTCTACTCCCTTGCGCAGGCCGTTGTCGAAGTCTGCCTGATGCGAGGTGGCAAGGATGGCGTCATGGGAAAAGTGATGGCGGCACTGGGCAAGCAGCCGGAGGCCGAGATCGAGCCGGGTCTCAAGCAGCGCCTCGCAGAAGTGCGCGCCCTGTCCCGAAGCCCCGAGCCCCAGACCCCGAGCGAGACGATCGCGCTCTAGCTGAGGGGCTCGCTTTCCTTGCACGACGCTGGGGCTGTGATGTCGAGCATCTGCGTAACACGCTCACCGAGGATCAGTACACGCTCTACCTCGACATCGAGGGTGCAGCGCGAGCTGAGGAGTGGGCCGTCGATGCATATGGGACGCTCGCTGCGATAGCCAATGCGCTCGGGAGCAAGGACGCCGTGAAGAAGTTCGTGAAGGCCTTGAAGCCCAAAAAGGATGCAGGCACGAGCATGGCAGAAGTCAGGCGCCGGTTCGGTAAGCTGGCTTCCATGGGTATGATCCAGGTGAAGCAATGAGGACCGCCACAATTCGCTTCGAACCCGCCGGGTGGGAGATCGAGATCTACCCCGCTACCGATGAGAACGAAGAGTACGTGCGGATCATGAAGGCCACAGCCTTCCCCCACCAGCTCGCGATTGACCTCGGAAAGCTGAGCGACGAGCGTGCTTATGGGATCCTCGCACAAGTGGTGGCTGAGACCGTGATCATGGGCTCTCCTACCCCGGGCCTTCCCGAGAACGCCGCGGACTGGCAGACTTGGCTGCTCGAGCACCCCGAGGAGCTCGAAACGATTCTGCTGACAGCGAGGCTCCCTGACGACTGGGAGGAGATGGCCGGTGGCACAACGGACGTTCAGGGGCTTCGCTGATTTCGCTACGGGCTGGCAGCGCGAGGTCGTGAATGGGGTCGACGCTGCGATCCGAAAGATCACGCAGCTCGCGCTTCAAGGTATCGTCGAAGAGGTGATACGCGACACACCGGTCGACACGGGCAAGGCGCGAGCCAATTGGCTTGCCTCCCTCGGCTCTCCTCGAGGGTCCGTGCGGGAGACGCTCGGGAAGTCCCCCGAAGCAGCCATCGGCGAAGCGAAGGCTGTGATCTCGTTCTACCGGAACGGGTCAGTCTTCTACCTCGTGAACAACACCGACTACATCGACGCTCTCAACAAGGGAAAGTCGAGCCAGCAATCCGCGGGCTTCATCGAGCGTGCCTTCGCGCGCGGTGTCGAGCGGGGCATCGCAGCTTCTACCTCTCACTTCAAGATCTGAGCCATGGCAACACTTCGACTCCTAATCGTTGTTCAGCAGCAGGGCGCGCAGGCCACGACCACGGCGCTCACGAACGTCGGCACGCGAGCACGCACTGCGAGCCGCGGGGTCGGTCTGCTGAACACTGCGCTCCTCGGGCTTGGTGCAGGCGCTGCCATCCGCGGTCTCGTCAACGCCGCCGACAGCTTCACGAAGGTGGAGAACCGTGTCCGACTCACGACGAGCGGCACGCAAGAGTTCTCGAAGTCGATGAAGGACGTCTTCAACATCGCGCAGGAGACGCGTCAGCCCCTCGAAGCCACGGCCATTCTCTACAGCCGGCTCGCGGTCAACACGCGGGACCTCGGATTCTCGCAGCAGCGCCTCGTCGGTCTCGTGACCGACATCAACAAGGCTGTCGCCGTCTCGGGCTCGACGGCGCAGGAAGCGAGGAACGGTCTGATCCAGCTCTCGCAGGGCTTCGCGTCAGGTCAGCTACGCGGTGAAGAGTTCCGCGCTGTGGCCGAGCAGCTCCCGTTCCTTCTGATCACAATCGCGGACGGCCTTGGCAAGCCCATCGGGGAGCTGCGGAAGCTGGCGTTCGAAGGCAAGCTCACCCCCGAGATCGTCGCCAAAGCGATCGAGTCTCAGAGCGCGCGCATAGCTGCTGCTTTCAAGACGATGACTCCGACGATCGAGCAGGCTGGGACGATCATCCGAAATGCGTTCGAGCAGTTCGTGGGCCAGCTCAACAACGCAGCGGGAGCTAGCGTCACGTTCGGTGGCCTCGCTCGAGCTGCTGCGGCCAACATCACCCTCATTGCCTCCGCCGTCGCCGCCGTCACGGTCGTTCTGGGCGTCTATACAATCGCTGCACGGATCGCAGCGGCAAGCACCCGAAGTCTCTTCATCGCGACGGGGGTGGGTACTCTGATCGTCGCGATCACTCTGCTCATCGATGCGGTGGTTACGTTCGGGCTCAGCACCACGAAAATTCAGGGTGAGTCGATCACTGGCTTTCAGAGGATGGGAATCGCCATCCAAGCATTCGGTGCTGCCTTCGGCCAACTGGTGTCACCCATCGGCCGCTTCTTCTCCTTCCTTGTCGAGGGAGCTAGCAAGGCGGAACAGTCCAACGACGATCTTCGAGTTTCATACGTGGGGGTACCGAAGGCTGTCGGAGAAGCCTTCTCCACCGCTCTGAACTTGATCAAGGCTTTCGTGAATGCCGCCTTCGGCCTTATTGCCGGTCTGATATCTGGCACGGTCACAGCTTTTAAGGTTCTCCCGAAGAGGCTGAGCGGCGCTCTGTCGGTGGATGAGGCACTGAAAGCGATCAAGGACTCGTTCACCACCGCCGCCAATACTGACTTCGTTGGGGCGGCGTTCGAAGGAGGCACGGCTGCGATCGACACCTTCCAAGCGCATCTGAAGTCTGTGACGGAAGCCTACGATGGTGCGTACAAGGCTGCGCAGGATGCAGCTATAGCTCGTACGAAGGCAGAGCGTGAGGAGAACGACAAGCTCGCTCAGCAGCTGCGGGAGCTCGAGGCAAGCCTCAAGGGCGCGGGTGCCGACTCCTCCCTCGTGGCCGGCGGCAGCAAGTCTGAGATCGCGAAAGCTGAGTCCGCGGCGAAGCGGCTGAAGGCGCTCGAAGACAGTCTCACCGTCGCCCGCACGAAGCAGATCGAGCCCCTTGTCGCACAGATCCAGAAGCTGCAGATCCAGCAGGTGCTGGCGGCAAACCTTGCGAAAGCTTCCGGCGGTCGAGCTACCGCCGATAAAGCTATCGCAGCGGCGCAGGCGCAGATCGTTGGGATTCAGGAGAAGATCGCAGCGGCCAGTACCACGAATGAGAACCTCGCGGCACGCACCGCTGTTGCGATCGAGCGGATCCGCCTTGTGAGTCCGTTGTATGCCGACGACCTTGAGCGCGCCGCTGTCGCTGCACTCGCAACAGAGGGCGGGTTTGCGAAGGTCAGCGCCGCGCTGAAGCCGGTGGCTAACGAGGCGGCGGACGCTGCCGCCGCCATCGATGCGGAGCTGCTCCGGTCGAGCGAAGCCTTCGCGAGCCAGCTCTCGAGCAGCCTCGTCTCCGGCATTCGCTCCGCGGCGCAGGGCGAAGGCTTCGACGTGCTGGCACTCTTGGCTGACCAATTCGCAGCGGCTCTCGAAGAGAGCATCGCCGGGATTCTCACCGACCTCACGCTGCAGGCGAAGAAGCTCTTCGAAGGTCTCACCGCTCCGAACGGTGCGCTCGCGGGTCTAGGTCCGACGCTCGGCAAAGCTATCGGCGCCGCGGTCGGTGTGGCGGGGCTCGCGCTCGATCTCTTCTCTCGTGATAGCGGCAGCAACGTCACCAACAATCTCGTGAAGTCGGCCGTCGAAAGCACGCAGGCCACGCGCGGAGTCGTGGCGGGCCCGACCAGCATCCCGATCTTCCAGCTTGGTGAGGAGCTCGAAGGCGCCAACCTCGGCGTCATCGCTGCAATCGACCGAGTGGCCGCTATCTTGCTTGGCCAGACGCCCAGTGGGCAGCCCCTCAGCCTGGATGACCAGGCTGGTACGCTCCTCGGCAGCACCTCTTCATCCCTCTTCTAGGAGCCCAATCA